TATTTTTCATATTCTGTTTCATCTGAAAAGAATAGTTTGGTAGGGTCAGAAGCATCTACACCCCATAAGCGGTTTTTATGTACAATAATCTGTTTGAATGTAGGTGGAGTGCCTCCAATTACTGAATCGGTTGTTCCATCCCATTTGCGTGGTGCGTCATAGCCGTTGGAATAAAATACATAGTCATTAGCTTGGGCAAACCAGTATTGAGTAGCAGATGATGATAAACCAGTTTTAATAGTTGTGACTGTAGAGTCATCATAACTATATAATGTGGTGCCTACGGCCCATACAGCACGCTTGGTACCGTTACTAAAGTATGCACGGTGCAAACCTAATACTGATGTATCTGTGGATAAATATGTCTTAAAGTTAAAAGATGCTGAAATAGTTGTCCAACTTGTTCCGTAATTAGCAGAACTTTTACCGTTAGTTGTATTAGTAGTGGTACTCCATTGGTAACTATTAGCTGAGTTTTCACTTAAATAAACTACAATCCAATAAGATGTGCCGGATGTTAGAAGTGGAGCATCAATGAATCTTGCCGACTGATAAGAATAACTGGATGTAATAAGGTTAGATTCAATACTGCTTTGGGCAATAGTTGCGCCTGGCGAGCCAGCAGCGTCTTCACAAATAAATACTAATACTGGACCCTGACCAGATGCGGTATTGCGAATATTGATTTCTGCCATTGTAATTCGCTTAGTAGCACCAGCAGTAAACTTTTGTGCGAGATAAGTTGTCACATTAATGCTTTGAGATGATGCGCCAGTTGTAGATGTTTCCGATTGGTCCAGTGTTTCATCTTGTGAAGCAACGTATGATGTGTGTCCATTACGTGTAGTTATCTGGCCATTGGAGTTAATACGAGCATTAATACAGTATGGGCTGTACTTTTCTTTAATTACTTCTGGTGGGTCATAAGTATTCAAGCCACCGGACAAATCAAAATTATTATACTCAGCAGTTCTCGGACTAGCAGGAGCCATGCTGGGTTGCCTAATAAAGTCAGAAACTCTAGGCATTATAGTATTCCTTCGTTAATTCTCCTGAGCCTTGTTGGCATAATCCTATTTTGGCCAGCAGGAAATACTCGTAATCGTTTAATCATATCGACGACTTGGGTGTCCATTTGGCTTTTAATAATCATAGCCTGGTCATAATTATCGTTAGTCTGCATAGCACGATATAAAGCGCCTAATACGACTATTTCATTATATTCTTCAGGAATATCTGGTTGAGATGATGATATAAGGGTTGTAGGAACTTTGATGTATCTGGCTTCAATAGTGTAACTTTGGTCAGGTACAGGATATAAATTAATTACATCACCCCATAAGTAATACTTAGTAGGTGCGCCCTGGGTTTGAGAAGCAATGTCAGGTATAACTCTATCAAATTCTTCAGCAGTCATAGGTTGTAGATATAGCTCGGCATTATCAGGAGATGTAATGCGTAAGCTGTAAAGTTGTTGAATATCAGCAGCAATAGATGATAAAGCGTAAGTGTTATCACCAACAGTAGCAATAAAACTAGCGCTAGTTTGCATAAAATCTAACGCATATCGATTGCAGATTTCACGATTAACATCGTTAATAAACTGCAAGATGTTTGTATTAGATATACTTGCGTCTTTTAGACGAGCTTGTACTCGAGAGATTATGTCATTTGCTGTATATGCCATAACTCTATTATACCTTTAGATTTTTTTGTAGAATGCTTTATGAAATAACTTAAAGAATATTAAGCTATTCCACTCCACGTTCCAGGCGAGCCTGCTACTGTACACATATAAATTCTTTGATTAGATGTTGATGGTGTATCTATTCTTAGGTACATATCACCAACCCTACCAGCATTTACGGTAGTTCCACTTGGCACACCACTTCCCATATATATTTTTATACCATTAGTTGATGTGCCGTCTGGTAGTTGTAAGCAAGGAATACTAAGTTGACCATTTAAGAAAACACCTGAGTTAAATACTCCGATTGTCGCACCCATACGCATACCATAACTCGCAACGTGTCCTGCATTGGTTACTTCAAATAAAGTTGCTGCGTCAGAATCTACTACTCGCATTGGTACTTGAGTTGCTGGAGCACCTGCTCCCTGTTTAATCAATAATCCAGTAGTTGAGGTTGCATCGGTTAGTAAAGTAGATGGTGCGGTCATCGCACCTGGCGTTGTCTGGTTAGAACCAATAATATTACTCTTGCTCATATCACTTGACTCCAAGTTCCTGGACTTCCACCTGCGGTACATACATACCAACAAGCTGTCGATGTTATAGGCGTATTAAAACAAAGACCATATATCATTTTAGAAGCTGTTGGTGTTCCTGTTGGTACTGAGCTGACGTTAATATCATCATCAGTTGCAACCGACACTGAGCCAGTCCAGTTTTTAGTTGTGCCTGAGTTGTTAAATGTTACTGTTGCAGCACTATCCGCACCGTTAATCCTAAATGTACAAGTTCGACTTTTTGCTGCACCTGTATCGGTAGTTACTCTGGCATATAAAGCCTTTAGAGTGGTTGCATAACCCAATGCTTTGACGTTAGACTCGGTTGCGTTCCAAGCTGCATTTCCATACCAGTTGTTGTAAGTTGTGGCAGAGTTAGATAAGTTTGTACCGCCCATTCCGCCCAATAAAACGTAATTTCCAGCAGTAGATGAAGCGTATTCCATAGAAACCTTTACTATTTGGGTAGTTGGCGTGTTAACTGGGGTAATTTGCCAATATAAGCTGTCATCTGGTGCTACATCAACGCTAGTTTCAAAAGGTGTATATTTATAAGGCGATGCACTATTTAACGAAAATGATATACCAGTTGATGTTTCTGAGCCGTATGTTCCCTTAAATAACTCAAGTGTATATGAACCAGCACCAGTCGAGCCAGATAAGCAAGCAGTAAAACTAATTAACTTGCCAGTATCAGGAAATATTTGAGCTACCGCACCAGAACTGCTTGCTGTTCCGCTATCTTGGATACCCATATATCTAGTATTGGAAGCAGAAGAAGCTGCGTTTGTGCTTGCGTGAAAATGTTGGTTAGATGAGGTTTGGAGTAGTCGCCATTTTACAAGGCTTGCAGCAGGTGTACCACCAGTACCAACAGTAGCAACGCTCACTGAATAATCAGTGTTCATACTTGGATAAGTTATTGCGGTGTTAGTAGTATCACTTCCTGATGTTGAGGGGTTGGCAATAGCGAAAGTTAAATTAGTGTCTGCTCCAACGTGCCTAAGTGTTTGTGTTCTTGTTACACCAGCACCAGGAGCAGTAGCTAATACTGCTTTGTAATTACTAAATAAAGCCTTTGCTGGGAGTATTGACTCAGCACCACTTTCAGAGGTTTGTACAGCTTGGTCGTGATTAGGTGCAATAGAAAACCATCTTCTTGCCGAAGTTGCACTAAAACCTATTGATTTACCTACCATAATTGGGTAGTCATAAGTTGCTCTGCGTAAGTAATAATCTCCTGCGGTAGCAGTTCCTACTGTATCGGTAGAGGGAGCACCAGTACCTGACCATATCTTATAAGAAGCCGAACCGTCATAATATTCAAGATACTGGTTGGCCGTTTGTCCGTTATAGGCAAAATACTTTGTTCCTGCTGCGTTGTAAGCTCTAGTGTCTTTTGCATTAGTCTTAGGGCCACCAGCAACAGGTATAGACCAAAGAATAGTACCTGCTGAGTTTTGTACCTGAAAAGGATTTTGAGCAAGTGGAGCTGAAGCACTGGCAGTAATATTTAATCCTGAACTTACTGTGTTTGTCTCAGTCGTAAGCGTCATCGGGTAAATCAAAGTAGTAGATACTAGGTCTGGTTTAGATATGAAACTTCTGGAGCGTTTTATACTCATAATCTACCTACCCAAGTGCCAGGACTACCACCAGCCGTACACTGGTAAACCCTTTGATTAGATGTTGACGGTGTATCTATACGGATATATAAATCACCAGGACTGGCTGGACCGTTGACTGTTGTAGCACTCGGAGCACCAGTACCACTCCAAATTCGCATACCCATAGCTGTTCCGTCTGTCATCCATAATGCAGCAGGGTTTCTTTTGCCGTCGCTCTTAATACCAACATCAGTTGTAATACTGTAATAAGCACCAAAGTAATCTCCATAAACTGCTATTTGACCGTTGCTGGCTTTCGGTACAGCAAAGATAGGTGCATTTAAGTAGTCAGTTACTTGGAAGCCTTGTACCCATGCTCCTGCGGTAGAACCAAAGGTAATAGTCATACCTGGCTGTGTATCGCCTACTGCTGTTCCAGTTGTAAGTATTGAGCCTGTTTTAAGAGTACTCATTAGACACCTCTAACGCTTGCACCCCAGATTGGCGTACCAGCCGAGATTAGTTTAAGTGTTGGAGTTCCGTTACAAGGTAAAACTACGTTACAAGGCGTAGCAGGTAAGATACCTGAGAAGTTGGTTGACGACGGAGTAGTTCCGTCTAGCGTGTAGTAAATAGTAGACGCACCGTTTACATTAGTAATTTCTATCTCTACTGCCGTAAAACCTGAAACTGTTAAAGAAGCAGTTTTAGAAGTGTTAGCTACTAAGGTTGAAGTATCGCATACAAATTTAGCGTATGTAGCATCACGATTAGTGGTGTTATTAGTTGTGCCATTGGTTGTTTGGTCTATCTTTACAGTGCCAGTTACATCAGCAGTTATTGCACCGCTAGGATTCACCTTTACGTTTACAAAGCCACCACCCCCTCCAGTTGTTTCGCCAGTGAGTACTGCTCTTGTTAATCCAGCTAAACTATTAGTGGTAAGAGTGTCGTTTATTTTTCTTAGCTTTTGCGTAGTACCAGCACCCCAACAGTTAGAAAGAATAGATTGTGCGTTGCCAGATGTTCCAGTAGCTACATCACAAGTTGCATAGAGGTCTGCTGTGTTAATTGATGGTAATGCGGCTAGGTTAGGTTGACTAATAGTATGAAATGTAACCCAGTGTCCGTCTGGCGACATAACTTCAAACTTGATTGGTGCTGAACCCAACCAACCGAAGCGTATTCTAAATATATTTAATTTGGTAAGGTCAATGGCTTCTGGAGTTCCTGCTCTAGTAAATAGTGACCCTGCACCACCAACTAGTGTGTCATTTGAAAAATTTGCTTTAAGGGTTGTCGTTATTGAAGCGCCTCTGAGTAACGAAACTCCAAATGTACCCGTTGTTTCATATCCTATAAAGAAGCCATCGGTAAGGTCATTATATAATCCAATTCGTCTATAACTTCCAGTACCGCCTGTTGCAGTAGGAAACGCTGCGGTAAATATCATATAGACTTCTGAACCCGCAGTATAGACAACAGGTGCTAGCGACACCCCTTTAGCACGACTGTTTGATGTCGTAGTGGTGGCAAAAGTAGCCATACCATTAGACCTTGAAGCAGTACCGCCATTAGCTTCTGTTTCTGTAATAATGTTAGATAAGTTGCTATCTGAAGTTGCTCTGTAAAATTGCACATCTATATCATTATTTATATCCCCGATGATAATGTGTCCGAATGAGTCGGTTGCTGTGTTTAGAACCCTAGAAATTGAAGTTGTGTCTAATTCTATCTCGTCAAGGACTGCGTTATCTGTGGCTGATAAGTTAGCTGTTACTGTTCCGTCTACAGTAATAGTATTGCCACCATCTTGAATATTAACGGCACTAGCACCAGCCGCATTGTTAATTGTTACATCGCCTATATCCACTCCAGGCTGAGTCTGTAATGCTGCTGTAGCTGCACCAGTAGGTAGAGGTAAAGAGGTAGCACTAATTGGTTGAGTAACTGCAGAGTTATCTACTTTAATTGCTACCGAGTTGGCGGTAGTTTCGGTTAAATCTACTTTTATTTTAGTTTGGTCACTAGCAACTACTACAGGGCTTGAATTAGCCATTGTAGCCTGACTATTTGGATTTTTGGGTGTGTAAGCCATTATATTATTCTCCAGTTAGTGTTATCACTTATTATATCAACAGATTCCTCAGGTGCTATAGATATTGTAGTTGTTCCATCTATAGTTTGAGAAGAAGTTGTATCTATAGTTATATTAGCAGAATGATTATTTTTAATCGTGTAACGATTGGTATTAGATACCGCTGTAGGTAAGGTAATAGTATGAGCCCCAGCGACTAGATAGATATAATCCGTGCCTGCAGTTGAGCCAGCTGTTGTGTTGCCTGAAGTTACTACAACAGTTCTAGTTGTTCCACCACCACCACCACCACCACTATATTGTGGAATGTTAAGTGTTGCACCGACTAAAGTAGCTGCACCTGAAGTTCCTGTAGTTGTCAATGTTAAATTATTTTGTTTTGTACCAAGTCCTGTGTCAATGTATGTCTTGGTAGCTTTTTGAGATGCATACTTAGTATCACTATTCGCTGCTAAAGTACCATCAGTATCTTTGTTGGCAACATCTTCTGCTGTGTAACCAAGACTGGCTTGTTTGCCATCTATCTGAGTTTGAATACTTGAAGTAACGCCATCTAAGTAACCAAATTCGGTATTAGATACGTTAGCATTAATATCTGTGGCTGCTACTGCACGATTTTTCCATAAACTTGTAGCAGAATCATAGAATAATGATTGATTATTAGCTACTGAAGTAATTAATACATTGTGAAGTTCATCTAATTCGTAACCGTTTTGTATGCGATAAACTATTCTACCATCAGTTGGAGAGGTTTGAACAACAAATCCTACATAAACTAAGTGGTCAGGAGCTGATGGTTTTACATTGGTCACATATCCTGCTGTAGTTGGTGAAAGATATAGGATATCACCAGCAGATAATGTATCAGATGTAAATGGATTAGTAGCGGATGTGCGTGTGTCTAGTCCATCAACAAGTCCGAATCCTAGTACTTTACCTGTAGAGTTGTTTGCAATATCTTCATAAACTACACCAAATGTTTGTGCAGATGTAGCGTCAGTATCGGCTTTTGCTTTAACAATGTTTGGGTTAGAACCAGTAGCACCTGATAAATAAACAATAGTTCCTTTGTAAAGTGTTGCTCCCGTGTCATTACGAGATGTAATAAACTTCTGAGTATCATCATAAACAAGTTGCCAGTAAGTTGTATCAGTTGGCAAATTACCTGTTGTAGTAGCTCTACATAAATAACTTAATCCATTATAAGTAACTACATCACCTACAGCGTAGGTAGTTGCATTATCATAAGCACCCATTGGGTTTAGGTTCGTAGTAATAGAAATTGGTGGTTCAGTCAGTTTGACTAATTGAAAGCCCATTATGCGTAACTCCCTGTAGTTCTATTATCCCATGATACATCAGTAGCTACTTTACCACTAGCATTATTGGAATCACTTAAATCATATTTTGTAATTGTCCAACCTGTTGCTGAGGATGCCGTGCCAATGTTTGCTGTTCCAACATATATAGTGCTAGTTGCATCATAATCGTATCTTTCTGTAAAAGATGCTTCGCCAATGTTACTTCCATCAGGATTAGTTACTTTAACTGTAGTAGGATACTCAGCAACTGGGAAGATAATGTTCTTAATTGCTTCGGTAGTTTGATTAATAGCAGACATTAAATCGGTGTTGTCTTGTTCGGGGATTACAGTTTGTGGTATTTCAATTTTACTAGGTATTTCAGAGATAGCTTTCTCAATACCAGAAAGGTCAACAGGTGTCGGTGCAACACTTATGCTAGGAGCCAATTTAAGGCCCTTTACAGCCTTTTCCAGGTTCTTAACGCTAGTTATAACATCATTGGTTTTATCATTGCTTAGAACGGCTTTATTTGCGTCAACGACTGCCTGGCGAACTGCTTGTAAATCAGCGCAGATTTGGTCGTAATATGATTCTTCTTCGGACTTGTCGGCTGACTGTTCTTTTAGGTCTTCAATAGCATCAACTAAACCACTGATGCCATCATTAAGGCTTTTAGCAAGATTGCCAGTATTTGAAGATTGTACTGTAATAAGTTTTTCCAAACTTTTGAGCATTGCTTGCACATCTTCGGATTTAGCCAAATCTTGTGGCATATTGCTAACTTCAACGCTGGTAAGATATTCGTGCATGAACTTTACAAGCTGTTTCGCTACTTCGACATTTGTCTTGTTTATCAGGTCGGTTTGTGTCAGAAGTTTATCTTCAGCTTGCAGTTTTTGCTTTTCTTCTTCATTTTTATCGGCAAGCTCTTGACTTGCCTTAATTATATCTTCATACATAGTTTAATTATACTCTACCAAGTCGAATAACTTTAACGCCTGGTAAATCTGGTGTAGAACCAAATGGGTCAATTACGATTGAGCCTGTGGGTATATCTCCCAGGTCGTATTTGTGGTCAGTAGCTAAAAAGATAATGTGTGGTTCATCTATCTCTAAAGTTGGCCCATCGATGTATGGGTCATAATGTGCAAAAGCAACATCTCGTTCTGATAGTAGATTAGCTAGTAAAACTGCTGGAGAACCTGTAACAATGTTGGTTTCGGGTTTGAATGTTTTACCAAGCACAAGAATAGGTAGTTTCTTTTTCTCATGGTAAGTCATGATTGTGTCAACTAACCAATCAGTATGTGCTTCACGGGCTTTCATTAGCGCTGTGAAGATATCGTAGGATAGATTAGATTGCTTGGCTACCCAACTTAAAGCTATGTTATCTCTTGGGTGACACCCTCCGCCATCACCCATACCGGCTTTTAAGTATTTGTTTGAGATAATACGCTTATCGGCCATAGACAACGCCTTATAGATATCATCGACGTTCATACCTAGCTTCTCGGATAACTCACCATAAATATTTGCCAATACTGTCTTCATTGTGATAAAAGTATTGTAAAAAACCTTAATTCCTTCGGCTGTTGAAATATCAGTCTTAAAACATGGTTTATTAGTCATACTGGTGAATAAGTTTTCAATCTTATCGCCAGTTTCTTTGTCATTAATTCCTAGTAAGGTAAACTCTGGGTTTAAGAAGTCATTGATGGTTGTACCCATAGCAATAAACTGTGGAGTATAAACTATTCTGACCAAATCACCCATTTGATTAGCTTTATCCACTACGGGCTGGATTGAACGTTTAATAGTGCCAGGAAGTACAGTCGATATGATGCAGATAATTTTGCGTTCACCTGCGGTTTCTATAGCGTGTATAACATCATAAGTAGCCTTGAATAGGTGTCGGTAATTAAAATCAGCCCTTGCCCTAGGTAGCCTAGTAATACCTTCAAATCTTGCGTCGTGTGGAGTCTGCACAGGAATAAAGATAATGTCACTCTTTTGCACTACGGCTTTGAGATTCTTTTCAAAGGTTATCTGAGTGTTCTGTAGTAGTTCATCAGCGCCTTCTTCTCGGTAAGGTAGTTTCTTTTCTTCCAAGTATTTTTTTACATCAGCGTTGGTGTCAAAGCCACACACAGTGTGACCCTTAGATTCGATTGCTAATGCCACTGGTAACCCTAATTTACCCAATCCTATAAATCCTATTCTCATAACACCTCCTTAATTTTCTCAATGTCTATTTTCATTAATTCTTGTAATTCACTGCTGTAATGTAATGGACTAGTCGTAGAATACGCAGCTTGTGTTTCACGTTTTGTAACATCATCTATTATATCCCTATGATGTTTTATGTTGACACCTGGGATATAGGTATGGATGTTTAATGTATTAGCAATATCTTGTACCCAAGAATCATTATGAGGTGATAATGAATAGTGCCCCATAACTTCATACATTTGTCTGCTAATTAATGGGAACAGATTGTTTTGTGGATTTTCATCAAAGTTAATTACTTCTGGATTGATTGGTTTATGTAAATGTTTAGTCCAATCTTTAGTAAGCATTTCAGCATCATCATTCCATACCATCAACCAATCTTGCGTAGCTAATTTAGCTAATGTGTTGTAATAATAATGTAATTTATGATAAGTATGTCTTTTGCCTATTATTAAGGTCATATTAGGATGTCTAACAGTTGTGTAGGCAACTAATTGTGGGTCATCATCATCAACATAAACTAATATTTCAACATCGTCACCAAGCGACATCAAACTATCTTGTAACATAGCTGGTCGCTCTCGACTAGGAATTAGTACGCTTACCATCAGCTAATTCCCTTAATTTATCTAATCTTTTCTTAAATACTTTGCCATATCCCCTATCGGTCATAGTTTTAACATAATATTCAGGATAATCTTCCCATTTATCTATAGTCCAAGCTAATCTTATAGTTGAATGTCCAAATTTCCATTTAGCAGCAAATATATCTGCACTTAACTTTGCATCTTCTTGAGCTGTAGGAGTTTCTGTTTTATGACTCCAGGGTGTAGTATCGTATTTAATTCCATCAGCCCATATTTCTTTGCGCATAATCATTGTCCCACCAACGTTACCTGGATATGGGTTAATAACCATGCCATTGTATTCTTCGTCAAATCTATCAGCTTCTGGGTCGTTCATAGGGCCGTAATCTAAACCTAATTGTCCTAATTTGGGTATCTTATCAAAGTATTGTTTAGCGACTTCTGACCAACCATGAGCAAACGCCATATCATTGTCTAGTCGCATTAGATGCGTGGCTTCTGGGAATATTTCTAGACCTTTAGCCCAACCAAAGTTTGTAGCTGCTCCAGGATAGTAGTTTTTATTATTTAATAAAATGTAGTTAATTTTGCCCTTGTCGCTTTGCATACGCAACCAATCCTGAGTGCCATCGGTTGAAGCGTTATCAACAACTATAAGAAACTGTGGAACTGTAGTTGTGGATAAATAGTTATCAAGTGTTTGTTTTGTATATTCTAATCTGTTATGTGTGACCATTACGGTTAAAAGTTTCATTTTTTTATTTCTTTCCATACATTATTGCTATCGTCTACTATAACTTGTCCAGGTTTGAAGCGTTTGTAATTATTAAGTTTGATAATTTCTTCGGCTTTTTGTGGAGTTACATGAATGCGGTCTTCGATATCATCTATGTTATATAGTTCTACTAGATTTGGGTCTTCATCTACTTGGAATACTTTAATTTCATTTAGGTCGTTATATTCTTTTATGATGTGATGACCTTGATTGGATTTCTTATCACCTTTCTTAGTTAGAATACGTTGACCACAACTCATTGAGCTAACCATTATTGGATGACCTTGTAAATATAACGAAAGACCAAATGTTATATCTTGAAAGCCATATACAGACTGACCTGCTTTTACCCATTCTGGACGCACAGATAAATAATCAGCTTGTATATCTAAGTTCCATCGTATGTCACTACGCCAGTAGGGTTTTTTTAGGTGCTTGAATACTGAACGTTTAATGAGCGTACATCCACAGCCTGAAAAGTAGGCTGCGCCATAGGGGTCACGATAAATGGTAGTTGATGGTACTTCTATTAATGGATAATCACTAGCAACGGCTTCCCAGTTATTTTCGGTCATCTCAGTCATCATGTGTTTAAGTATTCCTTTAGGAAGTACCATGTCTTCTTCTACATACCAGACATGTGTAACCTTTTTGTCGGCTAGTGCCTGTTCAGTAACTAAATTAAAACATTCTGGTATAGGTCGAGCGTGTGACCAGTATATCTGCCAGTCTGCACCAAAATCTTTTAATTCACGTAGTATTTCTTCGATTGTTTGCGAATAAACCGTACCACGGCTAGGCAAACAAACTGCTAGTTTCATACCGCCCTTAAAAAGTGGTCTAATGCTTGTTTGCTTATGCGGACTCGTCTATCACCCACTCTTATTTCAAAGACTTGTCCTTTTTTACAGTGCGCGTTCAAATCCCACAAGATATCAACATAATCTTCATTACCACCTAATGCTTTTATTCTTCCACGTTTGGTTTTAAGGATTTCACCAAACTTTGGTAAATCCCTTGCTAATTTAGTTGCATCTGTTGCTTCTCGTGCCATTGCGCTTATAGTACTACCAAAAAAGCACCCTGTAAAGAGTGCTTTAATGGTTAGCTAGTTAGATTAGCTTTGTAGAGTTACGCGAACACCGAAGTCATCACGTAGTTCTTTTACACCGAAAATGGTGTGAGCAGCTACTTTCCAACCTAGTTTGTCAACAGAGTATTCTGCTTCAACTTTTGGAGCAACCTGAATGGCAGCTACAAGAGCGTCGCGGTGGAATAACATGTTGTTTAGTAGGTCAGGAGTACCAGCAGTGGTTGAAACCTGAGTAGTCATGTAAACGTCAATGCCATAAACATTAGCTACTAGACCGTTGTTTCGGCCAGCCTGAATGCCTTGCTGTCCAACAGCGTCGTAACGAGTAAACTTGTCAAGAGCGCGTAGGTCAGCCATAGCTTCTGGGTGAATAACGAAAGCACGGTTTTCACGAGGAACATCAGCAGCATCCAAAGTTTGGATAGCGTCGATTACGTCAGCGTCTTCAAGAGCGGCACCAGCAGAAACGGTTTGTGAGAAACCGGTTGCTAGAGCAGCTAGTGAGCTATCAATAGCCTTAGCCATTGCGTAACCAGCAGCTTCAGTGTAAGCAGCACGAAGGTCGTACTTGCTCTGAGCTTTTACAATGTCTTCAACAACGAAAGCAAAGTATTTGTGCTTGTCGATGTCTAGAGTTATTTCTGATTCAGTTGCTGCGTCAAAAGTAACATCAGTGCCAGCACTTTTATCCCTAGCAGAAACTTCTGCAAGGAAAGGAAAGTGAACTTTGTCACCGAATTGAGCTACGTCAGCATCAGCTCTCTTAACGAGGTCAGCAAGAACTAGATTAGCCTTGGTGTGTTTCTGAATGTCTGCAGCCCAAACTTCTGGTACGAATACAGCAGCGGTAGTTGGGGTAACATTTCCCATTTGTATTCTCCTTAAATATTAGTTTGTTAATGTGTTAGAGTCTGCCTTCGGCTAGTAAGCTGTTAATTGTTTCCTGGTTATCATCAAACCATTGAGTATCACCTGATTTAAGTTTTTGTTGCATAACTTCTCGGGTAATTTTCTGGTCGCTTGATACAGGCACACTAGCAGCCGGTGAAGCCACAGCAGCTCGCTGTTTGTCTGCAAGTTTTTCTAACGCCTCCCGACCACCTTCAGCTTTGACATCGTCTTGCTTGGCTAATGCCAATAAGACTGAAAAGTCACCTGAAGTTTTGGCATAAAGCCCAAGTTCAGGTTTGCTAATAGCGATTTCAGCCATTTTCTCGTCATATTTACGAGCTTCAGGGTTCTCCATATAGAAATTCTGCAAATTAAGTTGCGTCTTCACATTTTGAACTTCTGAATATACATCTAAGTTACCATCTGGTGTGAATTGATATTCGTTTCCAGGTGGCACTAATTGCTTCTCTAATTCTGATTTTGTCTGTGCAGTTTCGTGTAGTTTCTTTTCGGCTTCCCGATAAGACTTCGCGAGCTTTTGTACTGATTCAGGGTCTTCTAAATTAAGCCCCTTACTCTCAGCCCATTTAGACAAATCTTCATCAGAAGAAGTGGCTTCAGTCGGGCTGGAATTATCGGTGACATTGCTTTCCGCCTCTACATTCGGTTCTACTTCAGGTTGTGTTGACTCGGTGCTTGGTGTAGGAGCACTCTGTTCAACGCCATTAGTTTCTTGAACACCAGTTTCGGTTATGGTCTGTTCTTGTTCCACGATTTTTCCTCGTTTAATTATTAATGTACTTGCCCTTTTATTATACAGTATGTCAAGAGCGCATTTTGTTATCAGTTGCTAGGTCAATATACGAACGTAACCTTCTAAGGCCTCTGGCTTCGTAAATAGAATGTAGTGCCAACTGTTCATCATCAGATGCAATAGCACGTTCCATCGCACTTTGTTCCATCTCGATTATCTTGGCGTATAAATGCTTACCACCATCCGAACGAAACATCGAAAGGTAGTTAGCTTTTATTTTTTCTGATTTATTGTCCTGCATTTGGTGACATCATACCACCAGGTGCTGGCATTTGTCCAGATGGCTGAATAGGAGGATTAGCGGCCATCATATCACCTTGTATAGATGGTGCGCTGCCTGGGCCCATTTCCATTCCAGTTTCCATTCCAGGAGCAACTGGTTGCTGTGGTGGTGCCATTAGTCTGTCGGCTTCATCCTTGTCTAGCTCGAATACACGCTCCATAACAGTCTTTGTTAGTTCAGTCTGGTCTATAAGCGGATTCTGTGCCAAAGCGCTGTAGAGAGCCTGGTATCGCTTGATATCATCGGTTTGAAGGCGTTTGACGGTAGATTCTAGCTGAACACGTGCTTCGTAGTTGCCATAGAACTCTTCAATGTTGATTGGTTCGAAATAAGTTCCTTCTGGTCCAACTATTCGTACTAAAGCACCAGCGTCTAGGTAACGTTGAGCCATCTTGAGCCAAACGTAGGCTAGATACTTAAAGCCTTCGTTTTCAATTAGGGTAAGTTTCATTGAGAAGCCAGTCTGAGCAGATTGCACCTGTTGTGATACTTCAGTAGCGGTGATGTCTGCGTTACCACGGCCTTGGCCTACACCTTTTACTACTTGGTCAATACCAGTAGCTTCACGGATAGATTCTTTGATTGCAGTGCGTA